TTAAGTTTGAACAAGAAGACCCAATTATTAATTTTGGAAATCAATTATCATTAGCAGTAGATACATCAGCAGAAAAATTAAGATATAATGGTACAATATTTGAAGTGTTTGGGTTGTTATTTGACAATCATGCTAACACAGATGCTATGATTAATATTATGGCAGATGGCACAGGTGATTCAAAAGTTGTTTTTTATAGTGATGTAGCTGCAAAGTTTAATGTAGGTAATGATGCAACAGACCATAATTTTACAATAGCAACAGGAGCATCTCTTGATAGTGGTCAACTTTTAAAAATGGATAATACAGGTGCTACAACACTTAATTGCACAGATGGTAATACAGACTTAAAACTTACAAG